ACAAAAATAGAAAGGTTTGAAGATCATTTCATTTTGTTTTCAATTGGGCGGCGTTCTGTATTCGATCAATTAGTAGGGACTGAATAAGTCCCTTTTTTCGGGCTTATTTTAGCCCGTTTAAGACGTTCAATTTTAGCGTATATATTACCTATAGTAAAAAAAAGATCGCTTTACCACAGGCCTAAAAATAGGCTGTATTAAATCGCAAAGGTTAACGGTTAACCGTAGTATAAAACAAAACCAGCAGAATAAAATAGTAGGCTAGTGGAAATTAAAAGCTAGTAGAAAACAAAACCAAATAAATAAATCAAGAAACTAAAAAAATACGACTATGAAAACATTTAAAAAAGGGGACGAACTTAAAATTCAACTTAAAAATAATAAAGTTTTTTATTTAATTTTTATTGATTACGATTTAATAAAAGGTGTTGCATGGGGAAAATTTAAAAATGAATATGGGGAATTTCAATACAAACCATTTAATATTTATTCAATAGTATAAAACAAAATTAGTAGTGGAAACGCGCCGGAAAAATTAGAGCGCTGATCCATAGAGTAAAACAAAATCCGTAGTGGAAAAGGCAAAGAAGTTTAATAAAATTAAATAAGTAGTAGAAAACCTACTAAAAATGTGGAAAAAATAACCGGTTCGAACCGGTTCCAAAATTGAAAACCAAAAACAAGTAGACGAAAACAAAATGAATAGACGAAAACATAAACAGCGCCGCGATGTAGTGGAAAACAAAAACAGTAGTGGAAAATCGAACTGGTTCAAATCCCTAGTGGAAAACAAAACCAGTAGTGGAAAACAAAATTTCCCAGGCGCTAGTGGAAAATAAAACCGCTAGTGGAAATTAAAACCACTTAAACAAAAAACTTACCGCTGGTGGAAAACAAAAATAAATTTTACAATTCACTTGCAATTAATTATACAGAAGTTTGTACATTTACATCACACTAAACACACACAGAAAATGCTAAAAGATCACCACTTTATTTTTGAGCAATCGGGATTCAGTCTCGAGCTCGAATCTTTCGAGAACGAAGGAATTGTTCTTGACCTTTATTTCGGCAACGGAAAATCTCTCACTCTAGAACTTTACGACTGTTTAACAGAAAAATTCTCTGACCATTACCGCACGATTTGTGCAATTCTTGATCCTTTTATTATTGAACAATTAGAAAACAACGTACAATTATGCTTTACGAAATGATGACCGCCACAGAATATGGAATATTGCGTGGCTTTAGCGAAAAATCAACAAGAGTTCACCAGATTATTCGATCTGGAGTTAATCCACCAGAGTGGGTGCATCCGCCTAGAAAGCTAGGAAATCAATGGGTAGTTTTTGTTTCAACTGAATGGATAGAAAATGGTAGAGGAAATAATTGAACAATGGATTCTCGAGAACTACGGGAAAATAGCCGATAGTGAAAAATTCGAGATAATGAAAACCTTCGAATTGTATTGGGATGAATTCAACTTCCCATACGCTGAGATTAAAACGCTAAAACAATACCCACCCCCCCCCTTTTTTTCCTAGTAAAAAACAATAAAAAAAACACGAAATGAAAGAACTAATTGCAATTCAATCCGAATTAAAAGCTCCAAAGAACCAGTTTAACGCCTTTGGCAAGTACAAATACCGTTCTGTTGAGGATATTCTCGAAGCTGTAAAACCTTTGCTTCTAAAATATGAATGCACCTTGATTATTGAGGACGAAGTAAAAGAGGTTGGCGGAATTGTCTTTATTGAGGCAACCGCATCGATTCAAAAAGATATGGAAGGCCGAGCGGTAACTGCGCAGGCTGGAATCGATATTAACCGCAAGGGTATGGATGTGGCTCAGAGTTTTGGTAGTTCCTCCTCCTATGCCCGTAAGTATGCATTGAATGGGCTCTTTTTAATTGACGATACAAAAGACCCTGATTCTACCAACGATCATGGTGGTAAAAAAGAGGAGTTAACTCCATATCATGTAAAGTGGCAGGGTGCTAAAGATTCTTTATCCCTTGGTAAGGTAACCATGGAGCAAATTAAGTCGGTTTATATTCTTACAGCACAACACGAAAAACTATTATTATCATGAACTTTAAATGCAGAGCAAGCGCACTTGGTCATTTGATGACTAACGCTAGAAGTAAAACAGAAACTTTGTCTCAAACGACAAAAAGCTACCTACAAGAATGGTACAAAGAGCAGATTTACGGCGTAAAAAAGCAAATCAAATCCAAGTACATCGAAAAAGGATTGGCTTTGGAAGATCAGGCTATTGAGTTTTACTCAGTAGCTATGGAAAAGGACTTCATGATTAAAAATCTGGACAAATTCGAAGATGATTTCTTTACAGGAACTCCAGATTGTTTCCACGACGGAATAGTCTATGACTTTAAAACCTCGTGGGACTGCTTTACTTTCCCTCTGTTCGACGATCAGCCTGATAATGGGTACTTCTATCAACTGCAAGTTTATATGCATCTGACTGGCTTAAAAAAGGCCAAGTTGGTTTACACGCTTCAGGACACTCCAGAGTTTTTGACTTATGAGGAGCCGGTAAGCTACGCGCACGTGGAAAACAAGTTCAGAATAAAGGAATTTGATATCAATTACGATCCAGAAGTGATTGAGACGGCGAAATCAAAAGTTTTGGAATGTAGAGAATATTTAAACGGAATTGGAATATGAAAAAGCAGACAGCAGTAGAATGGATTCATGAGCAACTTACTTCCACTTGGTTTGACGGTAAGTCTTCAAAGGAAATACTAGAAATAGCCAAGTATAAGGAAAAGGAGCAGATTGCAGACGCTCACAGAGAAGGTGCTTGGTTCTATGCAGTAAAAACCTACGAAAGTGGACATAATTACTACGAAGAAACCTACGGAAAGAAATGACTACCCTACCCCCCCCAAAAATATTAAATCATGACTTCATTAAACCAGGAACAAAAAGACGAAATAGTTAGGCTATATAAACTTAAAGTAATGAATAAGAATATAGCGACTATTTTAGATATTAGTAGGCACATAGTAAACAATTACATCTACAAAGACTACTTGCTTACCAACGAGAGAGCCAAAAATACGTGCGCTTACATGAAAGATGCAGATAAGGTGATTGAATTATATGTTAAAGGTCTTCCATATAAAGAAATTATGTCTATTACTGGTGTAAAATACCATCATTTGTGCGAGATTATAAAACTTACACCAAAAAGAAGAATTGATCCTTTATCTATAAAATTAGTTAGGAAAATAGAGAGCATGGTAGAGGAAAATTGGAGAACTTGCGACATAGCAAAAGAGTTGGATTTAGAGTACAATCGAGTCTCACATTGGGTGAGAAAAGCACGAAAGGAGGGTGTACACTAGTGTACACTAAGTGTACACCTAAGTGTAAACCAAAATAGGCCTCCATTGGCTCCAAACGCAATAAGTGAACACTTTGAACACTTTTTGACAAAAATGAAAAAAAATAAATTTTCACCTAGTCAAAAAAAATACATTATAAAAAAAAGTGTAAACCTGTAAACCTAGGGCAAAAAACGGCCTAAAATCCCGCTAATTTAATCTCATTGGCACTTTAGTGGGGTTTACACTAGGTGTAAACTAAGTGTAAACTTGTGTACACTTTTTTGCCAAAAACAGCTAAATTTTACCCTACCCCCCCCTCTTTTTTCAAACCTTTGTAAAACACAAAAATGAACGTAACACTAGGAAGAGCAATTAACTTACTGAACTCAGGGTTCAGCGTAATGCCCATATCGGAGGGTAAAAAACCTCTGATTTTATGGAAGGAGTACCAGACAAAAAAGATAGAAAAGTCAGAATTAGAGAAGCTCGAATACAAGACCAAAGGATATGGTATTATAACTGGTTTTTACGATGTTGAATGTATAGATGTAGACTTAAAGGTATTTCCCACAATCCAAGACGGAAAGAAGTTCTGGAGTGACTTTATTTCTTTTATATCAGATTATATTGATGACTTTAATAGAAAGTTTGTAATATATAAGACTATAAATTCGGGATACCATATTATTTACCGATGTTCTAAGGTAGATGGAAACAGAAAGCTTGCTACACTCAAGGGACATTCTCAAGCACTAATCGAAACTAGGGGAACTGGTGGATACATTTACATCTATGATAATCAAGTATCTGATTTGTCTTATGAGCAAGTGCAGGAGATCACCGAAGAAGAAAGAGAAATTCTGTTTGGATTGTGCCGGTACTT